CGGTCCTCCACCTTGCTGACATAGTGAAGGAGTTGAGAGTTGGAGAACACGATAAGTTTTCCCACCTCTGGTTTGATATCATACTGTTCAAACAGAGTGTGACCACCTTCAAAGTCATCATTCAAATAAAGCATTGCAGCAAACACATCTGGATTATGGACATTATTATCATCCACATGAGGTTTCATAAATGTTCCAACAGGCCAACGAACCACACCCACATAATCTAGTTCAGCACTATTATCAAATGATTTACATAATGCATTGATTGAAGAAACAACCTTGTCCTCTAATGAAGGTATGACAACATCAATATTCCCTCCGTGATAACTAGCACCATGATTTTTCCATTCGACATTAGTCAAATATGTATCGCCACCTCTTGTGGGGTCTCCATAAGGGATTGGTTTTTGATTATCTTTAGATAGTTGTATGAACTTCTGACATTCTTCGGGAGTAATATAGTTTTCTTCAATATAGATTAAGTTTTTCACTTAGTAATAGTATTAGGAGGACCAGCAAACTGAGGATCATTATAAACTGGATTTTCTGCACCAGGTTTATAGTTAGGATCAGGATAATCGAAGCACTCCTCACCCTCATACTCAACGATCAGAGGGTTAATATCTTTACGCTCAGCATAGACATGATAGAAACAGTTGATTGGCATACCTCCCTTCGATTGAAGGTAAATCTTTTCATCATCCCAACGCTTAACAATAATGTCTTGATGAGCACCTATGGGTTGCAACTGAACAGTGATACTATCCTCATGTACCAGATTTTTCCAATACTTTGGTAAGATAATAACTTTTTCATTCTTTACACGACCACGGACATAGACTCCAACCTCAGGTCCCTCAATACAAGCATAACGAAGGCGATGATTTTCCCTTGATGGGTGTGGAATATCAAATGGTTTCGGTCTACCGTCTGCAACAACGTGTCTAGCTTCTAATCTACCAGTTGATAAACAATCTACAGTTCCAGTTACAAATACACTACCATTGATGTATAATGCTTCATTACCAATACCTCCACCAACAACATGAACACCATGTTGTGTAGATCCCTGAGTAACAAATAAAGCATCTCTAGTGCCATCATCGCCTTCAAGATATGAGTTTCCTCTTACATGTAGTGATCTATCTGCGGGTTCACAGTCTTTATCATTATTTTTTGTTCTACCTACCATTAATGTAGCTTTGTTATCGGGAAACTCCGTAGGTCCACCTAAAACCACAGGTCCTTCAGCATACATTGAACCATTGATTCTTTCGTCACCCTCTTTTACAGCGGGGACGATACCAGTTCCAACTTTCAGTTGACCACCAATATTAACGTCATCAAGATTAAAAGACATATTTTCTCCTATGGATTTGGATTACTTTCTTTTTCGCAGATTTTTTTGCCACCGACTTTACTGTCTTTGACTTTCACTGCATCAGTGACACCACGAATGATAGAGGCATATATTTTCATACATGCATTTGCTGAACACTCAACCACACCAGGTGATGACAATTTAATAAGGGATTTTGCATCAACATTAAGCTTTTTGCATTTAATATCAACAGTTTCTTTTGCGTCTATACGTATGTTGCCCTTAGAAGATCCCTCGCCAGTGGCGATCATTTCAATATCAGTGGCCTCTAATCGTATTTTACCATTCTTATTTCTTATTAAAGTATTACCATTTTTACAGATAAAAACTAAACTGTCAAGAGCTTCTTTTTCATCAACATCTTCAACATCTGGGTGTTCACCACACTCAACTTGAAAAACACCAGGACTCGTGCTTGTGGTCCATCCTTTTCTTGGTCCATCCGCATCCATGAAAAGATTATGTCTTCCATCAGCGGTCTCAACACAAAACGCGGATGTTACATCACCAGGTTTATGAATCTGACCAAAGGAGATTCGACCATGCCTGTTGCCATAACAAATAGCATCGTCATTTGAATTTCCTTGCTCCCTATTATTGGCGCTAGATTGGTTTCTGGGTTCTGTCATCTTTAAATAAGTTGATCGGGGGTATCAGGAATATCAAGTCTTGGGTCATTTGCTCTAATGTCTGTACCCTGTCTCTGGATTGCAGATGGAGGTGTAGTGACCTCAGCATCAATGCTCTCCTGCAGAGTATCATATACCTGCACAGGTGTTCCCACTGTAGCAAAGAATCCTGCAAACTTCAAGCCTCCCTCTATGTAGACAGCGCCATAGTAAGAACGACCATTGACAAATCCAGTGCGTTTGATTCCTGGAAGGTCTGTGACCTGAAGCAGACCAACTTCGTCAAGTGGGTCAACCACAACTTTAAAGTTAGGGACTGCAGAAAATCCTGCTCCCGTATCAGTGATCATTCTAATATTTGGAAGTGTTTGGAATCCACGTCCTGGATTTTCAACGTTAACCTGAGTAATTCTTCCAAAAGTATCACACTCATATGAAAGAACAGCACCATTTGCAGGTTCAATCACAATCTGATCGACTCCACAGTTATAGTTGATTGGATTACCAGTGAGTGTCACTGAATCCAACTCAAGAGATACTGGGAAGGATCCAGAATCTGGATCTGGTGGACCTGGTGGTGGTGGAGTAAATCCATTACCAGGATCAATGACTGTGATGTTATCAACAACACCTTTGCCATCAATATTTCTGGGGCAAGGTGGAGGAATCAACTCTGCAGAGATTCCGATAGGATTATCGTCCCATGATTTAGACTTTCCCGTTCCTCGTGTGCCATTGTAGTCGATTATAGCACCAACATTTGTTGGGTTTCCTCCGCTAAAGGTTCCTCGATCTTCGCCCTGGTTAAACAGTTCGATTTCGACTGTTTTCTTTCCAGCAGTTAGATTTGTATTAAATTCTTTAACTCCTTGAAATGTTCTTGCTTCGGCAACTTGCTGTCCATCAATTTTAAGCGTGGCAATATCATCCCCCTCGATTCTAATAGTGTATCCACCATCTTTCGGGAAGTTGACACCAGTCCATTTCATGTTCCATGTCGTTCCCTGGAACTCAGCAAGATATTGTTCATCACTTGCAAAGGCGGGTGTCAAGAAAGCACCCAAAGTTCCACTGAAATATGAAGCAAGAGATGGTCCCTCATATGTTACACCTTGCCTTGCTGTTCCTCCCGTAAGTGCCTCTCCTCCCGAAACAACTTTAGATGCAGAAGATAACTCGACGGTCTTTGTTTCTTTCCCGTGATGTTTTCTCTCTTTATTCCAAACGACATCATTAATTCTAATCTGACGCACCGCCTCACCAGCATAGTTTGGATTGTCATCATAATCTAATTTTATTTTGACTTTACCACTTCCAATGATTTTTTTACCATTAGGCGAGAATCTAGCATTACCACTTTCTATGATGAATTTGACATTTGTGTCATTGCCATCACCATCCTTCAGTCCAATTTCTCTTCCATCATTTGATACCTTGATTTTTTTATTACTTTTGTTTAGTTCTACGTAAACGATTTCATTTTCCGACTCACTTTCTGCAATCGTCTGTTGAACTGCCCAGTCTGCAGTGCTGAAAACTTTTTGCTTAAACTTTTGACGACCCTCTGTGTCTTCATTGAGAAGCTCAACAGTGATCTCATGCTTACCTTCTTCTATGAAAATCTTTTTGATGCCTGGTTCATTTCTGAATCCTGTAATACCATCATTAGGTCTAAAGTCAAGACCACCTCTCGCTACCTCGACACCATCAATCAGGATTCTACCACCATTGTCTACTGTAGATCTTAAACCAAAGAATCCACGATATGGGACATCAATATCCCAGGTGGTAGAATAGACAACACCACCACCATCAGTGCTCTTACTTGCCAAAGGAGGAAGAGGAGAGATGGCATGTCTATTCATAAACTTACCCCATCTCTTAGGAACAACCACTGGATACCAATAGTCTTTTGCGGGGAATCTAGTTGTCCAGAAAGGGTTGTTAGGACATCTACCCTCTGCCTTTGGTGGTGGTATTTCTAAGTTTGGAACTGGAGGAGCATCAATCGTCAGCGCAGCTCCCATGGGATTTTCATTCCAGGATTGTTTTACAATCTCAGTCCTCTCAATGAAAGATGTTGCTATTTTGACAGCAAGAACCATCGGGTTTCCCTTTGCTAATCTCTTACCGCTTCTTTGAAATAGTTCTGCGATTAAAGTATACTTACCCGCTCTAAAAAACTTTGCGTCAGTTGACTTGCCAATCGCCCTTCCACCATCCTCAACAGCAGCAGTGAATCCTCTTTTTTCAATGGAGGTTTCTTCACCATTTTTATTAACGAATCTAAGGTTGACATTATCATCAACTGCAACCTCAATATTATAGTTACCATCCACTGGGAAGTCTAAATCATACCAACGGATAGTGTGTGTTCCAGCATAGTCATCACTTAAGGACTCCGGTGCAGTGATGTCAAATGGGAGGACCCCAAAACGATTGACAAAAGCGGCATCCTTTCCTGCCTCTGGACTTATTCTATAAAGTTTTCTATCTGCTTTGTTGATTGATGATAGAGTATCAAAAACAGTTACTTTTTGAATGTCACCACTAGTTG